CTGCAACGGCCTGGATGTCACCGACCCAAGCGATTTACATTGTGGGCGGTGGCGATTATACCGTTTCATCTGTTACCGATGGCACTCATGCCGTCGTTACCAATCTGGGACATCCTGGCAACGCATCACCCGGTTCAACTGTCCAAAGTGGTTCCTATCTAAGTCCATCAGCGGCTGCTGTTACATTTTTAATGTCGTCGTCTGTTCCCGATCAATTCAGTCTTTTCACCGCTGAACTTAAAGGTGCCGCTAGCGTTGCCGCAGTAGAATTCGGGCAACAAATTAATGGCGACTTGAGCGCAACGTTGCGGCGCAAATGCACGTTTTCAGGCTACATCTACAACGGGACGGGATTGACGCTGTCACCACAGCTCAATATCTACACGTGCAACGCATTTAATAATTTTGCGTCAATTACGCTCCAGACTTCTGTCAATCTACAGACAGGGGCAAACGCCAGTTGGACGTTTTGCACGGCGACTATTGATCTGTCGCTATTAACTAATGTTGCCAACGGTCTTTTGATTGCGATTGCGTTACCGGCAGGAGCGCTTGATCAACCGACCAAAAATGTTCTGTTCAGCCGGTTAAAATTCCAAATCGGCGAAGTCGCGACGGAGTTTGTCGATGATCCGAGTCTTTTCGTTACGGCACCGAGCGTCGATTCGACCATGCTTCAGGATGGCTGCATCGCACGGCCGACTTTGTTTCTTCCCAACGTCGTACCGACCGGTGCTTACCAGGCCAAATCGATTAATAACGGCGATATCAACGACGGGGCGATTAATGGGAGAACATTGGCAGCCGGCGCTACGGTAGGCAATCTCGGGTACACTCCGGTCAACAAAGCTGGTGACACCGGTGTAGGCCGACTCTCGCAGACGATCGATACGGTGGTTCATACAACGTCTGGACTTGAAGGCGGCCTGAATATCTCAGCTTCTTCTCCAAATGCTAATAACAGTGGATACATGCCGTGTATTGGTTTTTGGCGGCCAAGTGTAATCGGCAGAGCGTTGGGGCTGGACACTACTGGGAAATTCAAGACGGTCGATTCCGGTGGCACGATTGGTTACCTCTTGGACACCGTTAACAAGGTCGATACCAATTCCTACCAGGATGGATCGATTACGTTGCAGAAACTGGCGACCAGCCTGGTCAACCTTTTAATCGCGCCAGGGATCGTCCAAGCATTCGCCGGCCCATCTCCGCCGGCCGGCTGGCTTGTCTGTGATGGTACTTCATATCTGACAAGCGCTTACCCTGCTCTTTTCAACGCAATTGGAACCTATTGGGGCAATGGAGGTGATGTCAGTGGCGCCCACTTTCAAGTCCCTGATTTCCAAGGACGCACACCGATCGGCTACGTGAATAAGGGCGCGCCGGGAATCACTAACCGAACGTTCGGGCAACGTGGCGGCTCGGAAACGCATGTTTTAACCATAGCCGAATTGGCCTCGCATAATCACGGGACGGCAAACGACAGTCATACGCATGGCGTCAGTGGCCATGCGCACACGATTGTCAATCCGGTTGGCGCTTTTAATAACCAACCTGGATCTGGCGGCTACTCAGCTTCCGGATCAACTAATACTGGTATAGCCGGAGATACGATTTTGCCAGCGGCTAGCAATGTCACTATCACAAACACGGGTGGCAACGCGGGACACGATTCTATGCAGCCGTTTGCAGTCCTTTATTTCATTATAAAAACCTAACCGTGAATGTCGCTGAAGTCGCAAAACAGTGGTACGAAAAGAATGAGCCCGAAGGCGCTCTGGCGGCAACCATCCTTCGTTGCTTTTTCAGCGGCACTATTATTCGTCGTCCGGGTTTTCTGCTTATGGGCGCAACCTGCAGGACCGATGGCAAAGAAATTTTCATGGACAGGTCCTCCCCGCATAACTGCTGGTGGATATATTTTTGGGCGACCGAAAAAGGCACAATGTCTTCCTACGACCTGTGCCTGGAAGCGCCGTTCGCGCTTGACTTTGTTGCCTTTAAACGAAGGGGAAAAACGAAGATCGTCCCTTGGGAGAAACTTTATTGGAAAGATTTCAACGTGAAGAAAGAGAACGCTTTAACCTAAAGGAGTAAGTTATGGGCGGAGCTCCCAGTGTGCAAGCCCCCAAAGCCCCGGATCCCGGCCAGGAATATGCCAGTGCCCTTGGCGCCTATGTTCAAAATGCGCCGGCGCTTTACCAGGAAGAATCTCAATACCAGCCCATGTACAACACGATGCAGCAAGGCATCATGGGCGCGAACATTCCATTCTATAGCCAGGCGATTGAGCAGCAAATGCCCGGAGCGCAAGCTGCGATCAACCAGGTTCAGCAGATAGCTAGTCAGGGAGCGCTCCAGAACTATCAGCAGTACGCCGGCGCGGCTGGCCAGGCTGCAATGGCTGCCAGTCCGCAACTTCAAGCACTTCAGCAATATGGCGCGGGTCAGCTTGGAGCGACAGCTGACCCGACCTTGCAAGGACTCCTCGCCCAATCTCAGCAGCAGACCGGCGGCCAGGTCAATCAGTTGCAGGGTTTAGCGTCTCAGGCCGGGAGCATGTTCAATGCGCAGAACCAGCAACTGCAGGGCATCTCCGGTCAAGTGGGTGCAGGAACCGCGCAGGGAGTCTCTGATATCCGAGGGATTGCCGGCCAAGCTGCGGCAGACACGCGCAGCCCACTCTGGCAACAAACTACTGGGGCCGTATCGGGGCAACTAGGGAAGCTGGATCCGTTGACTCAGCAGTTGAGCGATACGGCTCAGCAGCAACTCGCGCTCGGCGGGAGCATGAGCCCACAACAGCTCCAAGATGCCACTCAGCAAGCCCGCGCAGCTTTTTCAGCTCGTGGGATGTTGGGGCAAAGCGGATCGATTGCATCAGAAGTTCTCGGTCGCGTGGGTGTCCAACAGCAACTTCTCCAACAACGCGAGCAGTTCGCCGCGGGCGTTCAGCCACTGGTTGCCGGACAGATTGAGCAGCGCACCGCTAATGCGATGGGTCTGTCGCAAGCCGATATCCAGGCGACTCAGCAAAATCAGCAACTCGCCGGCCAACTTTATCAAGGAGCCGCGGGGCTCGGACAGACCGGTGCGCAGGTTCAGCAAGGGTTGCAGGGGCAGATCGCCGCGAATCTCGGCAACGCAATGCAACAGCAAGCTGGACTCACCCAAGCCGCGATCGGCACCCAGCAAGCCGGTACCCAGATGCAAGCAGGCTTGCAAGGTTCGATTCTCGATCAGATTTACCGGCAACAACAGGCAGGTGCCGGTGCGCTCTCTCAAGTTTATGGTGCCCAGCAGGGTGCCATGGCAGGTATCCTAGGTGCGCCGGCTGCGGGTGCCCAATTGGCTACGGGTATTGCTGGTTTAGTCCCAAATTACCTCACGGGCAGCCCGAACCTCTTTCAGGGCAGTGGCGTATTGTCAATGGTCAATCAGAACCAGATGGCGCAAATGAACGCCACCGCAGCAGCCAACCAGATGAACGCGCAATCAAAGGGAGCGGCAAGTGGCGCCATGATCGGCGCGGGTGCCTCGATCGCTGGCGCTCTGATCGGTGGCGTTGCGCTCTTTTAGTTATGATGATGATCCCAGTAGAAATCAGGAAGAGCGAGATCCATGGACTGGGAATCTTTGCGCTTAAGCCGATCCGCAAAGGGGCAGTGTTGTGGGCATTTTATCCGGGTCTGGACCGGACTATATCCGATTATGCCGTTGAGTTCGCTGAGCCTCGTAAGCGAGCCTTTATAATGGAGCGAGGCTATCTCAACCCCAAAAATAGCCATTGGGTCATGTGTTGCGACGAGAGTCAGTTTTGGAATTTTCCGCGCAATGGTGACCAAGCCAATTGCGTTCTTGGCGATGAACAGGACGGAGAAAATCTGATCATCGCGGCTCGCGACATTGCGGCCGACGAAGAACTGACGATTTGCGCCGAGAGCGACGGAGATTTCAAGCGCAAGATGGAGTTGCGATGACCCTGGAAAAGAAAACCGCTGAGACGCTCAAGTGGATCGAGGATCAGCTCAAAGAGTACGCTTATCCGGTCCTTAACTGCTCGTTTGGCAAAGACTCGATGGTGCTCCTGCACTTGCTCTATTCGGCCGGAATCCGCATGCCGATCGTCTACTACCGTGATCCGTTTTTCCCGCGCAAGAACGCTTTTGCGAACTCGGTCATCCACGACTGGCTTTTGGAAGTTCACGATTATCCGCCGATCCGGGTAAGCCTCAAGACACATCCGGACATGGTTGCGCTGGTGAGTGAGTATTCATCCGGTCCGATGTCGATGATTGCGCTCTTTAAAAACACCATCGAATTTAGGGACGGCGAAGATCAACGCGATTACTTATGCGCGGTTAATTTCCTGATGCGCCCATGCGGCACTTTCAATTACCCGTGGGACGTGGCTTTCGTGGCGCACAAAGACTGCGATACCGATCAGATCTATGGCGTGATGCCGTTGCACTCGCCGGTCGTGATGCGTGATGAGGGACCTGATTTTCTCTTT